CTCATTGGTTTCTTCAATAGATATTTCCATTGCTTTAGCTATCTCATTTGTAGGTGTGCTTGGTGTATCTATTAATATTGATAGAACTGCTTTTTCAGTATCTGTTAAAACTCTTTCAAGTGCAAAGTTGTATTTGCTTAATATTTCTTTTTCAAACCTTTCAGCATCTTCAATACAAGTTATTTCATTTTGATAAGTACCTAATACTTCATAATCACTTTCATTAAAACCAAGTTCTTTAAGTTGGTTAAAAATCATATCATCAAGCTGGTCATCCATCATTACTCTTTCTTGTGGTTGTAATGGTGGTAAACCAATTTTTTCTCTTATCTCATCTTGTGTCATTACACTTACAGCAACAGCTTCACTTAATGGTTTGCTTACTGGCTCAATTGGTAATATTTTTAAAACTTTTGGAAGTCCATTGTAGTTAATTATCTCATTAAATACTTGCTCCATTATATCTTGCTCAGGTGCAATGTGAACATTTGAATATATCTCAAAAGCTGTTCTAAGCTCATCTGCATTGTTACCAAGACCAGTATTGTCTTTTATGCCAAAAAGCATTGGAGATGTCACAGAATGTGCAGTGTAAATCTCTTGTGTGATTTGATTATTTAAGTTTAGAAATTGGTCATTTCTACCATCAATTGGTATTGGTATTATTTGTGGATGGTCACTGTTTTGATCTGTAAAGCTTAATAAAGGCTTACCAGCATTATCTGTTCCAGTGGCATATTGTTTGAACCTATGTTCGATTTCCATTTGTTCTTCTTCGGAAGGCCTCCCCCCATTGAACGATATGATATAGCCAGTTGACAAACCATTTCTAATATTTTGAATAGTGAAGTTGCTTATCTCAGCATCAGCTTCTAAATAAGGTACAGCAGCAATGTAGTCAGGCATTGGATATTCACCTAAGTCTGGTCTGTATTCTTTATAATAAATTATGTAATTAGTATCAGCATTAACCTCATCATTAAATGGAAATAATTTTAGTGTTGTAAAATCTTCATTGTCTAATGGATTTCTTGCTTTCCAGTCTGAAGTGTAAAAATAAACACCTTCTTCAACACCAACTCTAACATCATTAAAATTTAAGTGATCAACACTTACAATCTTCATATTAGAATTAACTCTAATCTGCATTGCAAAGCCACCAAATACTTTCTTATCTTTTACAACTTTAGTAAGTAAATCATTCATCTTGCCATCCTCACCAGGCATTCTTAAAAATGCTTCAATCTGTGCTTCTTCACTAAAGGTTGTATTGCCATCAATAACAAAGCCTTGACCTACTATAAATCTTGTCTTTGTGTCTATTATAGTTGATTGCTTACTGCTTTCATTTAATAGCTTTACAAGGAAATCACCATAACAATTTTTATAAGGTCTTTCACTTCCATATTCATACCAATCACCTTTTTTACTTTCTTTAAAAACTGGTAATTCATATCCTTTGAAGTCTATTGGTATAAGCTTAACTGACATATCTATGATGGATTATATACATAATTTTGTTGTGTTCCTGTTGGTGTGTAGCTTGTGTAATCAGGATTGTCTGCACTATCAAACAACCTCATCTTACCCTGCTCTACAAGTACAGTAGCATTAGCTGGATTAAGATTTGTTGCATTGTCTTGCTCATAAATATAATAGTCATAATATCCTGAACCACTTAAAATTAAGCTACCATTAAGTGCATCATTTACACCTTCTGTAAAACTGAATAAGTTGAACCTTTGCTTTTGTGTTGAGGTGTCTGCAATAATACAAAAGTAATCCACTTTACTTGTATCATTTGTAAACTTGAACAAATAAAATGGTGTTGCAAGAGTAGTCTTTTCTTGCAATGTTACTGCAAACTCAGTTGATGTTCCTTTATTCAGATGGATCATTTTTCTTTTTCTTTTTAGGCTTTTCTTCAAAAACATCAGCACCAAGCTTTTTTAATATTTTTGCATTTTCTTCACAAATAACAAGACTAAATCCTTTGCCATTCCATTTGTGACCTACTAAATTTTCTTTAAACATAATCTATATTTTAAAAAAAAAGGATGGATAATTTCACCCATCCTCTTTCAACAATTAAACAAAAGAACAACTAAGCAATATTTTAAGCAGTTACTTTACTCAATGCAGATATGATAGCTCCATCAACAGCATAAGGTGAATATTTTTGTTTATCCATAATTTCAATTTGATATTGATTTGGATCACCAAATGCTTGTCCTGTTTGACCAATCAAACTTGAACCTTCTGCAAAGCCATTATCATCATTAGAACCTGAAAACCCTAATGCCCACCAATTCTCGTTATTGTCTTTAACGAGGACAGCAAGACGACCAAGTATCATAAGCTTCAATTCGTTGGACTTGGCAGCAGACATTTTGTTAATAGTAAATGCTAATACATTTTCATAAAAAGAAGTTCCACCAACCATATCTATTGTAGATGTTGATGTCAAACTTCCAGCTTCTTTCTTTAAATCATATTGGTAGAAATTTGTTCCGACAGCCTGTGTGATAGCAGTTATCTCGTGGTTAGTTTCAGTAAAAGCAGTTATGTTGTCTCTTTCTGAAATTAATATTTGAGATATGCCACCAATACTGTCACTGCAATCTCTACCGAATGCTAAACTTACTGGACAACTCATTGTATATAAATTTTATAAAAAGGTGGCACAACTAAGCACCACCTCTTAATGTTAATAATTAGACTAATTCAAACTCTACAACCTGATCACCGAAGGCAACGTTGACAGCACGTCTGAATGCCATTGTCACTTTGTAAATTCTATCATTCTCATCATACCAAGAACGAACATCATTGCTTTCTTCTTCAGGTAAATCAACACCAATGTAGATGTTTGAAGCTCTTAATAAGTAGCAGTTACCAGCAGACAATCCTGAAAGACCAGGTGTAGCACAAACTGTTACATTTGGAAAACCAATTAATGGAAGTTCAGCAGTGTAATCTTGATCAACTACATAGTGGAAATAATTACCATCAGCAATAGCTTTTTGGTATGTTAAGAAAACATCCATTCCTACAAATAATTTTAAATCATCTGCATCCATAATATCTTCAGGCATTAATTCTGCCATTCCTGTTAAGATACCAATTACATTTGTTGAAGTAATTCCAGTAGCAACAGTGATACCAGTTGGATTACCATTTACTGGTGAAGCAGCTCCAATTAGTTTCACAAGACCATCATACTTGTTTAAGTTAGCAGTACCTGAAGCAGTATCTCCTTGCCAGTCAGCAACCTCAATAGCTTTTTGTACTCTTGCAACTTTATGTGAAAAGTATAATTCTTCAAATGGTATTTCTTCTTTCTCACCAGTTAATCCAGCTTTAAGCATTGTAGCTGTATATTTTGTTGCTAAGTCACTCATACATAAATCCTCGTGGATAGCAATTGCACCAGGTGTTAAATTTCTTTGTGTTAATGTTGTAGAACCATTAGCAGTTCTTGAACATCCATCTGCTTGAAATACAACATCTGTATCTAAGATGTTAATAGTTGTTGTGGTTTTTACACCAGGCTGCAAATTTGCATACTGTGCTAATCTACCACCAGCAACAGACTTAACTATCAAGTCCATTGCGTGTTGTTCTGTATAGGCTGGTAAAGCCGAAACATCGAAACTCATAATTTTTAGTTTTTTTAGTTAATAATATTTTTACTTTTAAGGACTTCAATAATGTCCTTTTTTTCCTTTTTTAATTTAGCAAAACCACTTCTTTTTTTCTTTGCAGTTTCAGTGGTTGGCTTTTCAACTAACTTTTCAGTTAAGTCTAATAAACTTTTGAAAGCAGTTTCAAGTCTTGTGATCTTGCTTTTAAGTTCTTCATTCTCTACACTCAAAGTAGCTTCCATAGAAAATACTCTTTCAGTCACAATGCTTTCAATGATTTTTTTAGCTTCTCTTTCTTGAGCTTCATTTAAAGGCTTTTCAACTTCCATTTCTTCTTCTTCTTTGTCTGAACCTAAATCTTCTTCAGCTTCAGCTTCTGCTTCTTCAATTGCAGTAATTACACCACCTTCAGTTGTGATAATTCTACCATCTGCTAACTCGTGGTTACCATCAGGAGCTGGAACCATCTCATCATCAACAGAAACAACAACAGCAGCACCTAAACTAACATCAGGTTCTGCAACTGCAACAGAGCCATCTGCAAGAACAATATCTTCAAATTTTTCTTTAACAGTTTCTGCCATTTCTTCTTTGGTGGTTTCAGTTGTATCTTCAACAACTTCTTTAGTTTCTTCTGCCTTGATTGTGGCTTCAAGGACTTCTTTGGTGTCAGTAGTGTCAACACCTTCTTCTTTAAAGATATTCTTAATATCTTGAAATAATGTTTTTAGATCATTCATTTTAAAATGGTTTATAATTAGTATATATAAATAAATTTAATTTATTTCACTTTTTTTGAAATTTTATATTTTTTAATCACTTCTTTTATTTTGTTTATTACTTTTTCAGGTAGTTCAAATTCTCTATCTTGAGCAAACAAACCTTCTACACTAAATCCTCTAAATTCTCCACTTTTAACTTGTTGCCAAACTTCTTCATTGTCAACTTTCATAGAACCAAACCAACTGCCATCTGGCACTTTCTCTGCCCAGTCAGGTGCTTTCATACCTCTTTTGCTATCTACTATAATACTTTCAATTACATAAACACCTTCAGCTAAAGCATTAGAATTGTGCATTAAATTAACCTTTGAACTAAAGCCATTTTTCATAAACTTGTTGACTATCTTTTCAATAGTATCTTTTCTAAATACTACATAAAATATCTTACCTTCATCATCAAGTCTTGCAATAGGCAAATCAGCTATCATAAAATAACCACTTACAATTCTTTTTTCTTCATCTTGAATTTGAAATTGTTGCCTGTAATTATCTTTGGTTTTCATTTTTTTGATTGCCCAATTGATGCCACTTGTACCACCCCAAAGCAACCAAGCTAAATAGCCACAATCTTTGTAAGGTGTATTCTCATACTCTTTGTTTACTTTAGCATTGTCTTTGTGTCTGTTAAAAGATGCCATTCTACCAATTGTGTCCCAGCTTATATTCTCTTTATTTGCAAGTTGTCTTGCTCTTGCAAGTCCAGTTCTTGTGTAATTACAATTAATTTCATCACCATATTCATCAATCCATCTTAGAGCTTTGGCTGCGTTATTACTTGCACTTTCAGGATAATCATTAAATGTATCTTCAAACTGCTGTTTTCTAAATGCCATCCAGTTGCTTTGTATGGCTGGCGAGTCAACCAATGCTATTTGGTCAACACCACTTTCATCTTCTTCATCAATTATTAATTCAAATATTTTCATAATATATTATTTAATAGTTGCTTGTGTTTCAATTACAGCAACTTGATTTTGTGTGTTAGTTATGTCTGTCTCAGTTACAAATACTTGCTGTGGTTCTTGTGGTACTAATGTACTTGTATTAGTTACTGGTGCTATTGTTGGTGCAGTTTCACCAGCTCCAAAGTTAGGTGCAGTTGTTGTACCACCACCACCAGCAGAACCACCTTGAAATTGTTGCCTGGAAATTGTCGCCACATTTGCAAGACCTTGAGCAATTGCAGCAGCAGCTGCTATAAATGGTAATGATGGATTTGCAATAGATAATGGATTTGCAGCAGTTGTAGTGAACGCCTGATTTGCACCTTGATAAGTAGCAATTAATGCCTGTGCAATCTGCAATCTTTTATTAATTTCAAAAGCTCTTTTTTGGCTTTTTTCATTGTCTTTAGCAAAAGCTTTTGTTATATCCATTATTCCCTGTATGCTTTGTGTTGCTAAGTCTAATTTTAAATTTTGCAATTCTCTTTCATCTGCTATTTCTTTATCCTTTGCTTCTTTATCTGCTGCTGCTTTCTGATCTCTAAACCTTTCATTTATTGCAGCTTCTTCATCTTTTGCATATTGTTTAAGTCTAAGTATTTCTTCTTCACCAAGTCTTGTATCATTTATTAAAGCAAAGTATTTTTCTTGTACTGCTTCAATTTCTTTTTGTTGATCTGTTAGGTTTCTTTGTCTTGCTTCTTCATCAAGTTCTTCAATAGTTGCATACAATTTATTTTCTAAATCTTGTATATTTTGCAACCTTTCTCTTTCTATTTTTAAAAGTTCCTCAGCTTTTTTCTTAGCATCCTGAATATCTTTTTCATCTTGTTTCTTTTTTTCTTCTGCTGCTTTTTTTCTTTCTTTTCTTTTTTCAGTTGCAATATTATTTTCAAATACTACAAGTTGTGTTTCAGCATCTTGAATAGCTTGTGTTGATTTGATTTGCTCATTATCTAAATCTGATAATTGACCTTTTAACTGTAATAAACTTTTATTAAGTTCATTTTCTGCACCTATTAATTTAAAGTTTTCTCTTGATGCTTCTAACTCTGCAATTGCTAATTCTAAGTCTGTTCTTTTTAAAGCAATACTCTCTTCAAGCAATGGCTTTTGTATTTTATGAAATTCAATTGTAGCTTTTAATTTTTCTCTTTCTAAATCAATTGTGTTTTTGCCTAAACTTTTTTGAATAGCAATTTCATTATCAAGTTGTGATAATCTTTGATTATGTACTGCTTCTTCTCTTTTTAAATTGTTTTCAATTTGTTGTATTCTTGTTGCTCTTAGTTTCTTTTCTTCTGCTAACCTTTTCTTTAATGCCTCCTGTCTTTCTTTTCTTGCCTTTTCTTCATCACTTTCAATAAGACCTAAAAATTGTAATGCTTCTCTAAATGGTGCAATGGCTGTATTGATAACATCCATTATCACATCCTTAATAGCTCCAAAGTTGGCTATTAGCATCCCGATACCTACCACAATTGCACCAATACCAGTGCTTATTAATGCCAATCTAAAAAGCTTCAATGCTTTACTACCAGCACCAATAACAAAGTTTAAAACACCTTGTGCAGCAGCATAAATTTTAGTTCCTGTTGCTATTGCTCCTTGTACTACTGAAGTTTGTTTAAGTGTGTTGTTCCATAACTTTTGAAAAGAGATAACACCTTCAATAGTTCCTTTAAATGCCATAGTGACACCAAGTGCAGTTTCAATTCTTTTAGCAGTTTCACCAATTGCACTATCTTCATCACCACCAAGTAAAACAAAAGCAGCAGTCAAATCACCAACAGCTCCAGCAACACTTCCAAGCTCACTTGCCACTTGCTCATTGTCCAAAGACTCCATTGCAAGTTCAGTGTTCTTGATCTCTTTATTAACACCTACTAATTCTTGCTTTAACTCATTAAAAGCCTTAGAACCTAATGGCACTTTTCTAAGTTCTTCATTAAGTGCTTCAGCTCTATCTTCTAATTGACCAAGTGTTCTTTCACTTTTATTTACATCAACTTCTAAATCTATTACTACCTTTTCTGCCATTTTAAAATATTTTAATCAAATGTTATTGTTGTACCTAATGTTGCAGCACCACCACTTGTACTTATTATTACTACTAATCCATTGTTAAAGTTCAAGTCAAATTCAATTTCATTTGTTCCATCTCCTGTCAAATCTACTCTACCAATTTGATTGGCTGCTGCTGGTGGTGTTACATTGTCATCAAATAACTCTACTGTTGAAGTACCACCTACAGTTCCATCTCTTGAAAATACAAGTCTTTCAAATTTACCAGGACTTGTTTTT